GATTCGCTTTATTTGTTGTTTGATTACCGATGATAGCTTCAAGGCCATCAATATCAGATACTTTGTGGCGATGGGTTGCCTCAGCTTTCCCGTTCCATTTTGTACGTTCCTCAACCGATACATGTCGTGAGGTATCTCTGCTATGATTGTCAATGCTATTTTGCAGCTTAATTTCTGTTGATTTCAACTCAGAAATAGAGGCATAGACCAAATTATTAGCATTGTATTGAATGGTAATCTGACTATTCTTGCTAATGGTCGTATTGAAATCGTAGTCTCGATACACATAAGCAGATGTTTTGGGAGGAATAACATCCCCTTGCTCTGCCCAAGTATACATGTACATGAATTCTTCATGATTTCCACGTTTTGCAAAAACACCAATTTCGTTCACAATCATTTCACGCTCGATACGTGAATTATCCAATCGTGCCACGATACGAATTGTATCCGCTGTTTCAGTTGATATAGATTGTGCAACTTGTAGAGAATGAACCACTTGAGCTACATCGTTTTTCTTACCAGCGTCTGTCCGATGCCGACCGCTTCCCAAAGCAATACGAGTAAATACTAACGGCTCTCTATTTTGAATAGCTAGAGCTGTTTCGCTACTTGCTTTATCGGTCAGTATCGGCTGGATAAAATATCCCATCTAATCGCTCCTTTCTTTTACTTGAATCGAACTGTACGAACATCTAAAAGCGTGTGTCCACTAATATAAATTTTATTTATCATTGGCGCTTCAACTGAGAATTGGATCCCTAAGTGAGCAGGAATCAACTCACGCACATACTTTAAAAAACGGTTCAAATATCCAGTCGGCAGTTTTCCTAAAAATCGGATATGCACCGCTGAATCCTTGACTGTTACTAAGTTATTGACATTCGTAAAGCTCTTTGTAATTTTTTGTAAGCTCACTGAGTTAATTTTGATTTTGGAAGAAATTAAAGTGATTAGATACCGCCTTCGTTCTTCCAAATCGGTTGTTTTCGGTTTTACCTGAAGGGCCTTTTCCCACCTTGCAAGCCAGTCTTCTGTAGCTTCTGGCAACAGCATCAACCGTCTGGTATCAAAGATTAAGTCTGTAATCAATTCCAACTCTGGAATCTCAGCTTCAAACAAATCATTGATTGTTGGATCTAAGACCTCTGGTAAAGCCGATAACATACGATATCTAACGTGCGACATTGATAGTTACCTCCGTTAATTTAGGAAGCATAGTATTTGATAATTCGATACTTTGTTCCCTATCATTCAATAAAATACGGTCCACATCTCGAACCCCATTAATCCTGTCAATGATTGTGGCAACTTTATAGTTCCGAACCTCTTTTTCTTCAAATGCTTCTTCACGTAAGTATTTGATAAGTTGAGTTTTAGCTTCGTTCTTGATTGTTTCAATATCTACATCTTCATCAATCTTGATAGTTGCAGTAATGCGAACATTGTAGCCACTTACAGACTGAACAGTCACATAAGCACCAATCGGAGCTACACCTAATCCGTGGCCACTTGGTTCAGGATCTAAGTAATTCTTGAACTTGTTTACAAGTTCCGAACTAGCTTCATTACCGTCAGCGTCTGTAATCGATACACGAACTGTATTAGGTCCTTTCCAAAGCGGTTCAATAAGTGCTGAACCAACACCAACGAACTCACTGGCCCACTTCTTGTATTGGGCGATGTTCCCGTTTAAGGTCGGTGTTTTCAAGTATTCAATGGTACGCTTACGGAGTTGCTTATCCGTCTCTTCGTCTTCTCCTACGACGATAACAGAGCCGATTTCTGCTCCTTTAAAGTCGCTCAATACATCAATGTTGATGAGTTGACCTCTTACATAATTAGGAGCACTACCAACTTGTTCAGCTACTACACTATACTCAAATCCAGAGCGACGTTCTAAGACACGGAAGTTATACTCGCTATTAACCACACTGAAACGGGTTCCGAGTGGGATTTCCTGTTTGAATTGAACCAGTCGGACCGATGCCGTGGCTGGCAAGCGTTCAACTCCGAACTGCCTACACAAACGAGTTAAAAAAATTCCTGTACTCGTATCTAAAAAGTTGACTTCCTCATACGATTTTAAGACCGTATACTGAATGGCAACTTCTCGAGCTGCAGGCGCAACTAGATTGTACAAGACAGACCCTTGTCTTTTGTCATACTTATCATCGAACAAGGCCAGCATATCCTCTAAAATTTCTGGATATGTTTTTACCTTTATCATCGTTTCACCTCCAAATCCATCTCAAATGTTCCAAAATCACTATCAACCATGAACTGCACATAAAACTCATCTTTCTTTACCTTAGTAGAAAAAGAATGAGCCTCATGAATCCTGTCGTCTTCATATAAGGCTTCTTTTATGCGTCGTGCAATATCCATCTGGGCATAATCCATATCCCCACCAAATAGAGCATCTAACTCGACACCGTACCGATGATCATAAATCGTATAGATAAACCGTTCAGTCGTCAGCATGCGTCTGATTGATTGCTTCAGAGCATGAATGCCATCTGTTTCTAGCAAGATATTGGTTTCATCTAGTGTTAAGCTAGGCTGTTTCTTAGCTTCGACAACATTTTTAGCGATGTTTAAAAAGTTTGTTTTAGGAGTACTCATTCATCAGAACCCCCTTTCACTTTGCGCTTGTAGTGGAATATCTTCTTGTACAAGACATAATAAAACCCTCCACCATCTTGTCTGATGAGATGAAGGGTTTGCCCAACGTATTCAGGATCCAATGCTTCATCGGTCCATGTGACAGCAAGCATGGAATCATCTAAAATCAACTCATTGGTCAATTGGATTTTGAGTGGAGAAACCGATAAAACTACACCAGTCGTTATCTTTGCGAACTGGCGATTTTCAATGAAATTACTAATCAATTTCTTTAGATTTTCTATTACTTCCATCTACTCACTTCCTGCCATGAATAATTTAATTTCCATCGTGTGCTTTTCTGCACTGAAGGAATGAGTCGCCTCTTCAATGACATACCATCCCTTCTTCTCAATATCCTTAACATCCACATAGACTGCATGACCTGCTAAAAAGTCAATACTTCCAATATCGGCTTTTAGACTGAAAGTTTCTTTAGGACGGTTTTTCATCTTCAAGAGCATTTCGCCCCATTGCTTGATTTGCCCCTCAGTCGCTTTCTCATCCACTTTTTTCATGTACTGGAGTTTTCCCCAAGCTCCGATGTTGTAGCTGTCCTGATAGATGTAGACCTCTCTCTTTTTGGTTTCTTTGTTCTCTTGGATCAAGCGGACAATATTAGCACTATCCTCAATCGAACCTTCAAACTCAAAGCTAGACATAAAGGATTCATTTCCGATAATGTACTGGATTGGTAGGTTTTTTGGAGTTGTTAGCGTCAACTCGCCGAACTTGTCATACAAGACCAGCAACTCTCCACTTTGTACCAAGGTCTCGTCCATGGCTTCTTGGATAATATCCAGAGCTTTCTTATCTTCCTTCAACTGAGGTGATAAGGTCACGGCTGGGGCTTTTAGTTCCCCGACCTTCAAGTCAAAATCTCCTGCGATTGCCGAGACAATTTGATTGACGTTTTTGTCCTTAGCAACAAAGTTAATATTGCGTAGTAAGTACTTTATCTGATCATGAAAGGTCAAGGTTGTTTTAGTATCTTTTTCGTACTTAACCTTAGTCAAATAACCAAAGAACACCTCTTTATCATCCAACTTGAAAGCGAGCGGAGAACCGTATTCAAAGGCTACTTTTGTAGAGTTGTACAAGGTAATCTCCACGCTCCAAGCTGACCCTTTTCTAGTTGTCTTGAACTCAACTTTTTCAGACACAGTTGCTAAATCCCATGTATCTCCAGTTTTATTGTTCTGATAGAATAATTGCATCATGGTATCACAAACTCCTGTCCAGGATAAATCCAATGAGGGTCTTTGATTTTGTCTTTGTTGGCTTCGTAAATTTCAGTATATCGGCTGCCATCTCCATAAAAAGTTTGAGCAATCCCCCACAGGGTATCACCGCTCACAACTGTATGGCTTTTTTGAGCAGGTTTCTCTGTTGTGGCGCTACGTTCTTCAGTAGCTTTCGCCTGCGGTTTCTTTTTAGTAGCCTCGAGTGCTTTTTTGTCTTTGATAGTAACCTTACGTGGCTTGTGAGACCGATATTGTAAGAACTTAATCTTATAAATCAGGTCATCTTCATATCCTGTCTTGGTAGAGACATCGAACTGTTCCACTAGAAATTTCCCGTTAATAGCAGAACCAAAAGCACCCCCAATCATGAGTTGAATAGGAGTGCCTTCCGTCTTAAATTTACGAATAGATGATACAAAGGATTCTGGAGAAACACGGCTATTCCTTTGGTAATTTCCATCGTATCTTCCACTAGGAATAAAGGATTCAAACTCAATCGATTGAAGCTCTGGATTTCCGACAAGCGGAACGTTACCAGTATCGATGATAGCGACTGTCTCAATTCCTTGTTTGTCCTCCAGTTTGATTTCTTCTGGATTCACTGGCAATTTAATGCCTTCAATAAATATAAACATCTGCTACCTCCTTCCTAGTAAGCCATAAGGCCGTCAGCGCCATTGTTCAAAGCGTCTACAATCGTTGCATTCAAATCATCCAATACGTTAGCATACTGGCCAGCGTTGTTGATGGAGTCAATGTTGGTGACAATCTCTGGTTTCAAGGTAATAAAGTTCTGTTGCCACTTCATGGTCGCAACGTCCTTAATTAACTTGATATATTCATCGTCCAGTTTGATTTCATCTTCAATCTTGCCGACTTTATCTAATTTACCACCAGTAGGATTGTGGCCACCGCCTCCGCCTTGTCCTCCAGCTCCTTGTCCAGGTGCTGAACTTGCTGGGCTGAGTTCGTAAGGTGTTTTTCCTTGGTCGCCCAAGAAATTGTTTCCTGCCCCGTTGGCATCACCAGCTCCTTTGAAGAAACCACCGACTGCCTTATCGATACCTTTACCGATTTCATACCCTTTATTAAAGGCTCCCATTCGGTCTCCGAGTTCAAGATAACCAAGTTGTGGAGCATCAAGGTGCGGAGTTTCTAAACTAGCTTTGTGTTGTTTGAGACCGTCTGCCAAGTGAAGGCCTTCAAAGGTCTTCTTAACTGGTTTTTGCATACTATCAATTGCACCAGCGATATTTCCAGCGAAGTTACTTCTGGTTAGTGAGACTGAACCAACTGCTTTGACGTTCAACCCAAGGCCATTTAAGAACCCTATCATCTTGTTAAATCCACCAAGGACAGAGTTAATCATACCCTCGACTGCACCGATAACACTATTGACCATATTATCTACGAAACCTGCAATAGCGACAGCCATATCACGTCCGCCTTGAGCGATATCATACCAAGCGCTTTGTACTTGGAAAGACATCTCGTTCCATAAGTTAACAGCACCAGTAACAAACCAGTCGATAAAGTCTAAAATGCCTATCAAAATAGTTAAGATAGCCTGATAGAGAAACATCCAGAATTCTATTGCGGTATTCACATACCAAAAGACGCCTTGTAGCATCATATTAATCACCCAGATAGCTGCATTGGCAATACTAAGAAGTATATTCCAGATGGTCATTCCTAGGTAGAATATAGCCCCTATGATGATTCCTGTAGCTGATACGGCTGCACCAGTAAGATTGTTAAACCATGCAACTAAGGCATAGAAGAGACCGATAAGAATAATGACTGCCATGACAATCAACATGATTGGATTCATTGCCATAACTGCATTCAAACCAGCCATTGCAGATTTCGCAACATTTGTAGCAATACTAAATAGATTGGTCACTATACTTGCTGCGTTCATTGCGACTATATAAGTTCCTATAGCAATTGCTACTGCAATAATAATCGGTTGGATAACAGACCAGTTATCAGCCACAAATTGAGCAATCGGTGCCAACATACTCCAAACAGCCCCAATCATATCCATAGCAAAGATGACCGCTTGAACGACATATTGAAGCACCGTGGCTACAATCTGGGCAAATTGTTGGAAAGCTGACGAGTTCACTATCTGATTTATCTTAATCGATATTGGCTCAAGCGCCTTGGTCACAAAGTTCAGGAAGTTCTGCCATGCCCTGCCCCATGTCATTGGCATGTTGCGGAATTGTTGATCAATCGCTTCGCTTGCTTCCAGCATGGCAGTTTTGACAATGTCGGCCGTAATCTTCCCGTCTGCTCCAAGTTTTTTAACCTCGCCACGACTAACGCCTAGCTTATTGGCAATAGCTTGGATTAAGGCTGGTGAAGTTTCAGCTAGAGAACGCAACTCATCACCCTGCAACTTACCACTAGCCATCGCCTGAGTAAGCTGAAGCATGGCGCTTTTTTGTTCTTCAATGCTTGCCCCACCGACTACAAAGGATTTGTTCATAGTTTCCAAAAAGGCAATTGTTTCGCCGTTGTTTTGGAAAACATCGCCAGCTTGCATCCTCATCTTAGCGACACCGTTCGCCATGGTTGTATAAGCCGAACCTGTACGTTGTGCGGATGTATAGATAGACTTTTGAAGTTCCTCTGTCGTCTGCGTACCATCACGGATCATATCTAAACGGGCGTGCATATTGGCATACTCGTCTGACATATTTATAGCTTGTTTGGCAGTTTTAACGGCTGCAATACTAGCTAAAGCAGTTTTCAATAGACCTTTCAAAGATCCTAACTTACTTAATTTGTTAGAAGCATGGTTCGAAGCATTCCCTAAATCTCGTAGAGCCAGTTCTTCTTTTTTGAGCCCTGCAGCTGCTAGAGTTGAACTGCTTATAAATCTACCGTTGATATCAATGACTCGACCAGCTTTATTTACAAAATATTGGCCAGAATCACCAGCTTTTTTCATAGCGGACTCTTGAGCCTTCATAGCTTTATCTAAGCCAGAACCTGCGTTTTTGACACGCTCCATAGTCGCATAGATTTTATTTAAAGTGCCTGTGACTCTATCGGTCAAAGACATGGTTGTTTGTATATTTGCCAATAGAATCACCTCACTTCTTCATTCTTTTACGTTGTTTCGCCTCTTCATGCATGACTGCAGCGAAAAAGGCTTTTTCTTCTACATCCATATTCACAAATTCACTAGGGCGAATGTAATAGTTTACGAGGGCGAAGTAGGCAAGTTGTGCCTCCGCGTCCTCTTTTATTAGTTTTTTGCCTCGTCAACCTTGTCTTGGAATGTTTGGTTGATACCGCTGAGTTCGGTCACAGCTTCCAAAATCAAGGCGCTTTCGCCCCAATTGAACATGGTACCGAATAGCTCAGAAGCTCCCATTGCTCCATAAGAATCTTGCAATTCTTTATCGTTAAGGTCAGGAACCACGATAGACGCAATACAGATTTCACGGTTATACTTAACACCGTCAAAGACACGCTCTTGGCGTCCGTTACGACCAGGCTTGTTGACAAAGCAACGGTCATTGATTAAGTCCGCTTCACGAGCGCTCAACACTCGAATTTTAACTGGTTCCTCAAAAGAAGGAAGCAAGACATCCTTAGTCTCTTCCCCTTTTTTATTTTGTTTTAAAAACGCTTGTAATCCACTCACCACTATTCCCTCCTTGTGTTAGTATTTAATTTCTTGGAATTCTGATAGGATATCAAAATCTTGGAATGTGAAGTCTGTTTCTTCGTCAATGACCTCATCTGCTGATCCATCTAGTTTAAAGATAAGTGATTCTTTGAACAGAACACCTTTCAAAACGATAGTATAGCGACCTGCGCGAGATGAACGGTCTTCATTGGTACACTTGATATCGATACGAGGCAAAATACCTTGCTTGACATAGTTTAAAGCCATCGCCTTTAATTCCGGGCGGTGGTAGTACATCTTCAATGAACCTGTACCTTCTGCACCGACAATCTTACCACCCTTCATACGAGAGTTGAGAGGGGTAACATCAGCTTTTGTGTATTCAATTTTTGCTTCTAGAGAGATAAGCTCTGCTAGTTCGTACTGCTTGTCATTGATTGTAAAGAAGACCGTTCCTTCTTTAGCAGACAAAGCATCTAATTGACTCATAATAGCCATTAGCTAGTTTCTCCTTTCTTAATCACAGATAACCGTCATGTACAAGATTTCCATAGCGTCCGTCAAGACAACTGGCAAGTTAACCACAACGGATTCTTTGGTAATACCTTGTGAAATTTCAATATCTTTCGCTTTATACTCCAAAGCCTGCTTTTGAGCAAGCGGGTCAAGAACCATTGTGATGATTCGTTGTTTAAACAACTCACGACCATTCACGTTGTTTGGCACTTTACCGATGAAGTAGTTCTCAAAGATATACTTGACATTGGTGTTGATATTATCCATGGTGCGGACCAGTTTGTTCTTACCAAAGATACGGCTGTGTTCTGCCGTATAGCTAGTAAATGAGTTCACATCTGACAGGATAATAACTTTTTCATTTCGATAAGCAAAGATAAGCTGACCTTTATTGATGAGCTTTTCAGCCTCTGCTTCGTTCTTACGCTCACAGTCGATAGCGCCTGGATAAGACTTGAATGTATTAGATTGCAAGCCAGCCCCTGCATACTTACCAGCTACGAAGTATACACAGTCCTTAGCGCTTAGTTTCGTACCATCACTTAATGTAACTCCGTTACCCACTGATACAACACCTTCATCGTCAGCATCCGTGTAATCATTCAAGACTGCAATGACTGAACGACCAGCGTCACGCCATTTCTTGATATGAGCCGTAACAAGTGCTTTTGTTGCACTTTCATCTGTCCCCAGAGCCAAGACACGGAAGTCTTGAGTATCGAGTGCATTGAGGAAATCCTCAACTTCTGAATTAGTTGTAGCACCATCAGTACCACCTTCAAGCAAGATTGTTTTATCTTCTGTTGTTAGAGTACCCGTTACATTCACATAGTCATTCTTAAATGGCAAGGCCGTGATGATTTGTTTATCAACTTCTTTTCCAAAGAAAACGGTTGTTACCTCAAAACCAGTCTCGACTTGTTTTTTGAAGATAACATGGATATTATTACCAGCTAATCCTTTGTATTTAGCTGTAACGACCATATCATTTTCTGTTTTCGTTGCCTGTACCCCAGTGTTGTTCACACCATTATAGACAAGGACCTTACCGGTTCCTTTCAAGGCTTCACGGATTGGAAGAAGTTCGTCAATCGGTTTACCAAATAGGCGACGGAAGTTGCTTGTACCATCAACAAGTGTGAAAGCACCAGGCTCTCCCCAAGATCCAGCAATCATGACTGCTGCAATCGTATTGTCTTCCAAAGGAATAATCACATCATCTCTTGATACGAAATTGATGTAGGCCTTTGGAACT